AACTTTTTTTGAGTCTTCAATTTGTTTTCCAGATAAAATTATATTTAAAACTCTTTCTGTATCTCTTGGATTATAAAAAAAAGAATGAGATTTTATTTTTTCAAGAAGTTGATTTGAACTACTCATAAAAAAAATCGTAACTTATGACGTTTTAAAATTCATCTTCTACGTTTTTCTTTTCTCTTTTTTTCTCTTTCTTTTGCTCTTTTTGACTTTCTGTATCTTCTTCTAATTCTAATTCTTCTTCTCTTACACTGTTATTATTCCTTGGCGTAAATTTTACATATTCGTTTAATAAGTCAGCATATTTATTTAAGAATTCTGCAATTAATCTTAAATCTTCACTGTCATTTGCAGTTATTCCAAGTTGTTTCTTAAAATTATTCTGTGAATGTATGGTCATAGAATATCTTACTTTACTATCTTGCGGAATTGCATTTAATTGAACTACTAGTCTTTTTAGACCTTTGATTTTTAAAATTCTACTGGCTATTTTATTATTTTCTTTAGCTTGTTTACCTAATTCATCTATTACCTCTTTTAAGGAAGCCATTTTTTTCGCCTTATTTAAAACTTATAATATGACATATTTATATATTTATAAAAGTACAAGTCATGATATTTAGAAGTTAAAAAAGAGGAGAAAAAAATATTTAAATTAACTTAAAGAATATAGATCTTATTAATTTAGATATTTTCATGTTATATTTATTTGCTAATTCTTCAAGCTTTTGATAGTATAGTTCATCAATTGTGAAAAAAACACGCTCATCATAAATTTCGTTACTTTCAATTTCTTTGAATTCCCTTTGAGAATTTAGAATTCTGTCAATCTCTTGTTTTATTGTCTCTCTTTTCTCATAAAAAAGATTTTTATACTTTGATGGTATACGTAATTCGATATACTTATTTCTTTGCTTTTTCATAATTTTAGATATTTCAGAATACTATAAAAAGATGACATATACATTTAAATGTCAGGTTTTCAATTACATGTGTGAATTGTGAAAAAGTTTTCATTTATCATTTTCTTTACAATTATACATATTTTGTTACTATTGCTACTAATTATCGCTATAATGATACGACAAAAATCTATAAAAAATTTCGGCAATATATCTATAATCATGATAAAAATTCTCATTTATTTAGCGTAAAAGAGTATACAACTAAAATGCATGGTCTACATTATCATGTTTTAGTTTTCACGAATAAACGACTTGATTATTCCAGAGTTCATAAACGAATGCCAAAACATTCGGATATTAGAATTCAATTAGTTCCGAAAACAAAAAAAGATATAAAAAAAGTTTTAACTTATATGACTAAATCTAAAAAATAAATTATTTACTTTGTTGATTTTGATTTTGTTCAGCTTTTTTCTGTGCTAATGCATTTACATCTCTTAATGTATCCATATTCAATAATGAATTAACTCCAAGAGTTGTAGTGTCTTTTATACTTTCAATTGCACTAATTGTAGATTTTGTCATTTCATTTATTGCATTTTGAAAAGTTTCATTATTTTGTTTTTGGTTGTAGAGATGTACTATTTCTCCAACTACATATGAGCCTATTAAAACTCCCATTAAGACAAGAAATCCTTCAACTGCATCTGTTGAAAGAGTCATTTCAATTTTATTATATGCAAATTACTTAGTAATAAAGTTTGTGTAAAAAATCGAAATATATAAATATGTCATAATGTATGTTTATAAAATGAGGAGAAATGATGGAGAAAGGGAAACCTGAAAGAGTTGTATTTGGAATTAATATAGATAAAGAATTAAAAAGGAAACTGAAGGTATATTGTGCAAATAATAATATAACACTTACTGAAGCTATAGAACAAGCTTTAGAAGAATATCTTCAGAAAAGGGGAGTTAAATGAGAGTGATAACATTTAAAATTGATGAAGATTTTCTAAAAGAAGTTGACAAATATGCCATGAATCATAAGTTAAACAGGTCTGAAGTTGTCAGATTAGCAATTATAGAATTTTTAGATAATCATGCAAGAAACAAAGAAAATGATGAAGTTAAAGTTGAGAAAATCAAATTATAATAAAAAAAGTTATCTTAAGTTATTAATTTTTTTTCTTTTAACTTTTATAGTTACTATTTTTAAATATTTCAAATTTTGGTAATGTTACATTATTCTGTTTTTGATATTTTCCATGGTAAGGATTCTCAACTGGAGTTAAAGTTCTGGCAAAAATTAAATGTAAAAATCTTTGACCGCTTTGTAATTTTATTGGAAATTCTGAGCCTATTACTTCAATTGTAAGTTCTCCTTTGAATCCAGCGTCTATAATAGTTGGCGGTATAGAAATTCCTAATCTGGCATAAGTAGATCTCAAGTTTACAAATGCCATTATGTCATTTGGCAATTCTATATATTCCATAGTTGTCATCAAAAGATGCTCATGTGGATATATTATAATTTCGTTAGAGTTTATAATTTCATAAAAATCTTCAATTCTTTCTCCCGGTTCAAATACTCTTTGAGTTTTCTTCAATTTAGCAAACTGTGAGCCAATTCTTAAATCTATGCCATTTTCTCTAATTATTTCTTCAGAAAAAGGCACTATTTTTATCCATTCTTTTTCTAGATAGTATTTTAAATCACGGTCACTTAAGATCATATTTGTTCAAATCAAAAAATCATGATATGACAAATATATTTTTATTTATCTCTTCTTTTTTAATCTTTCAATTTCTTGTTTAAGTTCATCAATTTCATCATAAATATCTGCAAAGATATCATAAATTACTACATATATAATTGCAAAAATTCCAGATGCAAAAAATGTTGATATTATAACTATTGGCATATTTTTTACAAGAATTCCTAATGACATGACTATTAAAGCTAAAGACATTAAAGCTAAAAAAATTAAGAAAACTATTATTTCACGAAATTCTCTTTCCATTTTTTCTCATTTTTATTTTTCGTTTTCTGACATATATATTTCTTGACTTTTTTCTCCACAAAGTACAGTAATATTAAACATATTTCTATTATATCTCCAATTTACTTTTATTAATTCTGGTCGTCTGAAAGTTTTAATTATATAATTTACAATTCCTAGACCTCTTTTTTCATAAAATTTTATTGTTACATTCATTATAATTTTTATAGTTACTAAGTTTTCATCTTCTAAAACTAAATAATCATAAACATTATCAGAGTAACGATTTTTTAACCATTTAAAAATTTGAACTGTATATTTTCTACATTCATATTTGACAAGATCATTCATATTTTAAATTTCATGATCTGACAATTTAATAGTTTTTTTAAAAATAGAAGATAGTATATTAGATGATTAATAATTCTCCTAATTATTGTAGTGTTTTAGTTTAAAATCTTGTCAACTCATATACATTATATTATGTATATAGCTTTTTCTTTAAGTGGTGACTCAATTACATCAACTAATATACATTATATAATGTATAAGACGTGAAAATTTATATTGTAGTAATTTAAAATATAAATTGACCAAAAATGGCAAAAGGAAGAACACCAAGATCATATTCGCAAAGGTACGCAAAATGGCAAGCTAAATTTGCATCATTTTCAAATCCTACCGTAGCATCTACTATATTATCAAATGTATCTCCAGTTGCACAGCAAAATTTCCAAACACATGTTCCAAAATTTACTAGCGTAAATGAACAAGTTTCTAGCGTATTGTCAGAATATGGAATTACTGGACCTAACAGAGCCATTTATCAAGGCTTTGGTTTGAAGGTAGCTAGAGCTTTAAACAGACTCGGCGGTGGACCTGCTCTAGTTAATATGATTAACGGTCTAAAAGCATATTATATTTCAGCGTTTAATGCTAATCCAACTGTTCTAGATGCAGTAACTAATATTATAACTGGATCTCCAACTGGATACGTGAGCTAAAAAATTATAGAATATCTTTTAAGCTATTTTATTTTTTTATTTTTTCTTTTTCAGAACTTTAGTTCAAATTTAAAATTTAAAAAAATTTACTTTTAACTTTTTAACTTGAAATTAATCATTATTATCAATTTCTGTTTCTATATACTCATAAGTTCTTTTACTTATTCTTTTACAATCGCTAATTTTTACATTAGGATGATGTTTTTTCAAATGTGTAATCATAGCTTTTCTAGTTTTAGTTATTCTTTTACAAACTGGACACTCAAATAAAAAGATGCCCATATGAT